GTGGCAACGTCTCAGCGACGATCAACCCGGTGGCGAACTGCTACGTGAAGTACACCGCGTCAGCGGCCTACGCCGTGACAAGCATCGGCGCAGGGGGCGCTACGCCGGAAGACATAGCCTCCGCCGTCCTCGCCGCGCTGCAAGCATCCCCGGTTCCATTCCCGGCGAATGTGAAGAAAGTGAATGATCTACCCGTCGTCGGCCAAGGGCTTGCCCCGCCAAACCACTGGAGGCCCGCATAAATGGCTGACAACGTAGGATTTACCCCCGGAACTGGCGCACTGATCGCTGCCGACGAAATCGCCGGAGTTCTACACCAGCGTGCAAAGATACAATTCGGCGCTGATGGCTCGGCTACGGACGTTTCAAGCACCGACCCGCTGCCAGTTGAGGTGTCGAACTTCCCGAGCCCAGGACTGACTGACGACCAATTACGGGCGGCTCCGGTCCCCGTGTCCGGTGTGTTCTGGCAAGGGACTCAACCCGTCAGCGGAACGTTCTGGCAAGCCACACAGCCGGTCAGCGGCACGGTAACGGTCGCCAATCCAACAGCCACCGGCCTGACGGATACACAGCTTCGCGCCTCGGCGGTTCCTGTCTCGGGAACGTTCTACCAGGCTACGCAGCCGGTTAGCGTGGCATCGCTTCCACTTCCGGCAGGGGCAGCGACAGAAGCAACAGCCGTACTAACGATCAAGCAAAAGAATTCAGCGGCAACTATTGCCGATTACGGGCAAGTGATACTTGCACAGCGGCGAGACTCTGACACTGCTGAAACGACAGGCGACGGGCAATACACGGCGCTCAAGCAGGATGAAGCGGGCCGTCTAAAAGTCGCCACCCAGCCGGCAAGCAATCCTGCGGTAACAGGCAATATCACGTCAAACAGCGGCGCTACCAGCATTGTGAGCATCCCTTGCGGACGCTTCGGAAATCTATCGTTTTCGATGGTGGCGACGACGCTTGTTGGTCACAACGCCACCTTCGAATGCTCGAATAACAGTACAAACGGAATAGATGGAAACTGGTACGGCGCTCAAGCCGTTCGGTCAAATGCGAACCTCGTCGACACAGCGACGGGCGTTTTTGCCGCAACTCCGGCGTATATGTGGCATGTCAATGTCGGTGACTACTTGTATTTTCGTGTTCGGGCGACGGCACACACATCTGGAACAGCGGCGTACATTCTCAAGCCGGGGAGCTGCGCAACTGAGCCAATCCCAGCCGTTCAAATCACAGGTACACAGCCGGTCAATGGCACCGTGGCAATCGGGGCAGGAACAGCACGCGTCGGTTTCGCCGCGGGTGCAGGTATCTGGTACGACGACAGCGCCGTGGCTCTTGCCGCAGCAGCCAGCTTCACCGGCACGGCTCGTGACCTGACCGTAACCGCCACAGCAACGGCGATGGCGAATGCAGCCACCTATGCCAAGGAATTGCGCGTATCTGCCGAGTCCGACCAGACGGGCACGCTATGGCTTGAAGTCAGCCGGGATAACACCAACTGGCGGCGTGTCAAATCGATAGCGACTGCAGCAGTAACAGGCGGCGGGCAGTTCGCTGAGATCATTCACCGCCCGTCCTGGCGTTACGCTCGTGTCGGCTTCACCAACGGCGCGACATTGCAAACGCGCTTCTCTATTGGTTCGATGGCAATCGCGCTCTAAATGCTTCTCACGCTACTCAGCCAGCAGGCATCGGTTCCGGTTGATCCTCCGGTTGATCCTCCGGTTGATGTTGTCGCTGGCGACTGCTGGGGCGGTGCCTGGGGGTTGTCCTGGAGTAATTCCTGGGGCGTAATTTCCGTTGAGCCGCCGCCCGTCAACGATGATCAAATAGTCTACCCCGGCGCCTGTTTCCCTTTTGGCGGTGGTGGAAAAATCCGCCCTCACCGCACCAAGCGCCGCCGCGAGTCCGATCACTTATTGCTGCTTCACTGAGCATAAACCACGTCTCATTTTCCCCCTGAAAATGAGACAGCCAAAGCAATAATCTGTCAGCAGTCCATTCAAGGCCTCGCCATGAAACTGCTTGACGTCATCACCGCGCCCTGGGCCATCCAGCCCGAAAAACTCATCGAGATACAGGCGATCTACACCACGCACATGCGCGGCGAAAAGATTGACATCGAGGCGGTCGAAAAGCGCCTCGGTCGGCAGCTGGTCAATGAAGCGCAATCCTACGAGATCCGCGATGGCGTCGCCATCATCCCGGTCAATGGAGTCCTGGCCAAGCGTGCCAACCTCATGACGCAGGTGTCCGGCATGTCGAGCACCGAACTGATCGGGCGCGACATCAAACAGGCGATCAACGACCCGGCTGTGATCGGCATCGTTCTCGCAATTGACTCGCCTGGCGGTACCGTCGATGGCACACAAGCGCTGGCCAATATCGTCGCCTCCGCGCGAGGAATCAAACCAACCGCCGCCCTGGCCGATGGCTGCATGTGCAGCGCCGCCTACTGGATCGGCGCGCAAGCTGACGCCGTCTATATCGCTGGTGATACCGTCCAGGTCGGCAGCATTGGCGTCGTCGCCAGCCACACCGACATTTCCGGCGCGCAAGCGGCCGAGGGTATCAAGACCACCGAGATCACCGCCGGCAAGTACAAGCGCGTGTCCAGCCAGTACGGCCCGCTTTCCGAAGACGGCCGCGCCACCATTCAGGCGCAGGTTGATCACCTCTATTCCGTGTTCGTGGCCGAAGTCGCCAAAGCGCGCGGCGTGCCGGAACAAAAAGTCATTCAAGACATGGCCGATGGCCGCGTCTTTATCGGGCAACAGGCGAAAGCCGCCGGCCTTGTGGACGGTGTTTCCACACTGGACGACGTGATCGCCACTGTCAAGCAACGCGCTGCCGGTGTCGCAGCCACCACCAATGCTCCCAGAGCAGAAGGAGAAACCATGGATCGCGAATCCATTCTCGCAACCGCGCCGGACATCGCAGAATCGTTCCGCGCCGAAGGTGCGCAAGCCGAGCGCCAGCGCATGATCGACGTCGAAGCGCAAACCCTGCCGGGCCACGAAGCACTGATCGCTCAACTCAAGGCCGACGGCCAGACCACCGGCCCGGAAGCCGCCGCCCAAGTGCTCGCTGCCGAACGCGGGAAACTGGCCGCGATGGCTGTGCAGCTGGCCGCCGACGCACCTGCCGCCGTCCCGCACGCCGCCGCACCCGAGGCCGCAGAATCCGCCGCCAAAGACCCGCGCACCGCATTGCACGACAAGGCCAAGCAGTACCAGGCCGACCACCCCGGAACCGCCTACATGGCCGCGATTACTGCGGTCTCGGCTGAATAGGAGATACCACCATGCAACAAAACCTCGCACTGCTCACCCTTACAGCCGCGCTGACCGGCACCGTCGCTGCCAATCGCTTCGTCACAGCAGCCGGCGCACAAGCCGGCGCAGATGCCAACACCCTCGGCGTTTGCCGTGTGGCTGGCGTCTCTGGCGACAAAGCCCCGGTCGACGTGATCGGTACCGCCGTCATTGAATCGGGCGCCGCGTTCTCCGCTGGCGCAACGCTCAAGACCGATTCCTCGGGCCGTGGCATCACCTGGGTCACCTCGGGCGGAAAAGTCGCTCTGGCACTTGAAGCGGCCACGGCTGCTGGCCAGTTCGTCGAAGTGCTGCTCATCCCCAACGTCGCTTAACGCGCCCTGACCGAAAGGACACATCATGCAACAACAAACACCCGCTCAGGCTCGCGTCATCGACCCGATCCTCACCGAAGTCGCCCAGGGCTACAGAAACGCCGACATGGTCGGTCTCAACCTGTTCCCGTCCGTTCCGGTCGCCCAGCGCGGCGGCAAGATCATCAGCTTCGGCAAGGAGGACTTTGCGCTCTACAACGGGTCGCGAGCACCGGGCGCCAACACCAAGCGCGTGCAGTTTGGCTACTCCAGCGGAAACTACTCGCTTGAGCAGTTCGCGCTCGAAGCCGTCGCGCCGTGGGAACTGCAGCAAGAAGCCAGCGCCGTCGCCAAGATCAGCCTCGCCAATATGGCCGTGCGCAAGGTGCAAAACATCGTCGCCCTGCGTCTGGAAAAGTTGCAGGCCGATCTCGCCACCACCGCCGCCAGCTACGCCGCCGGCAACAAGACAACGCTGTCCGGTACCAGCCAGTGGAGCGACTACACCG